CTGGAGCCTTTGGTAAAGAAAACGCTGGTTTTGGTTTGGGTCTGATCCCTGGCTTGGCTTACAAGAATCAGTATGAGCGCAAAGAGCGCAAAAAGGCTGGTCAGGCCATGACTCCCGAGACTACCAACACGGCTACTGATGCCCAGCCTGGTATGAAAAGAGGTGGTAAGGCTAAGAAGATGGCTGCTGGTGGTTCTGCCTCCAAGCGTGCTGATGGTTGTGCTCAACGTGGTAAAACGAAAGGACGGATGATATGAAAGAGTCAAAAGCAATGATGAAGAAGGAAGTTGCCTTTATGAAGAAAAAAGGCGCTCCCAAATCCATGGTTAAGCATGAGATGAAAGAAGCCGGTATGAAGTACGGCGGCAAAGTTAAGAAGATGGCTTCTGGCGGGCTAACTACTGGTCATAAAGCTGCTGATGGCGTTGCGAAAAAAGGCAAGACCAAAGGTAAAGCCGTTAAGATGGCTTATGGTGGAAAGGCTTGCTAAATGAGGCCAAGCCGGGGTATGGGCATAATTAGCCCTTCTAAGATGCCAAAAGCCAAGACGATCACCCGTAAGGATGATCCGAATAAAGTCACTATGTATAAAGATGGTGGTTCGGTTTCACGCGTCAACGAAGCAGGCAACTACACCAAACCCGGCATGCGCAAGTCACTTTTTGAGAAAATCAAAGCTGGTGGCAAGGGTGGTTCCCCGGGGCAGTGGAGTGCGAGAAAAGCTCAGATGTTAGCCATGCAGTATAAAAAGGCTGGCGGAGGTTATAAGTGAGTGGCCTCGCAAAGTCCCAAAAAAGCCTCAAAGCCTGGACAGCCCAAAAGTGGCGGACCAAAAGCGGTAAGCCGTCCACGCAAGGCCCCAAAGCCACAGGCGAAAGGTACCTCCCCGAGAAAGCCATCAAGGCCCTCAGCCCCCAAGAGTACGCCGCCACAACCCGTGCCAAGCGAGCCGGTAAAGCCGCAGGTAAACAGTTCGTGGCACAACCTAAAGGCGTGGCTAAGAAAGTTGCTCCGCATAGAAAGATAGGTAAATGACATGGCCAAAAGTTTTCCTGACTTAAATAACGACGGCGAAGTCACCAAGGCTGATGTCCTAAAAGGACGTGGGGTCTACAAAAAAGGTGGCAAAGTTGGTGAAAAGTGGATTCAGTCTGCTATCAAGAAGCCCGGTGCTTTGAAGAAAGCGCTTGGTGTCAAGAAGGGCGAGACAATTCCTGCTAAAAAATTAGCAAAAGCTGCTAAAGCTCCCGGTAAAATGGGGCAACGTGCTCGTCTGGCACAAACGCTGAAGAAGATGAAATGAGCACAACCGGAACGACCAACTTCAATCTGCAACTCAACGAGATAGTTGAGGAGGCGTTTGAGCGGGCTGGTGCTGAGTTACGTACGGGTTATGAGTTACGTACTGCTCGTCGTTCTCTTAACTTGTTGACCATTGAGTGGGCAAACCGGGGCGTAAACCTTTGGACCATTGAGCAAGGCTCAATCCCGCTAAATCAAGCGCAGATCACTTATGCACTGCCCATTGATACTATTGATCTAATGGATATGGTGGTGCGTACTGACTCTGGGCTAATCAGCCAGTCAGACATCAACATTAACCGAATCTCCAGCAGCACCTACGCTACGATCCCTAACAAGAACGCTCAGGGTCGCCCAATTCAGGTGTGGATTGATCGGCAAACCGGAGCTTCAAACACCACAAATATTACGCTGGCAAGCACCATTACATCGTCTTCTACCACGGTTACGCTGAGTTCTGTGGTCGGGCTGAACTACGTGGGCTTTATCACGATTGGTTCTGAAACCATTGGATATAACGAAATTTCTGGCAACACCCTGCAAAACTGTGTTCGTGGTGTGAACAACACGACGGCTGCGGGTCATACAGCAGGGGCAGCAGTATCAGTAACTAACTTACCAAACATCAACGTCTGGCCTAGCCCAGAGCAGTCTAACTTCTACACTTTTGTCTATTGGAGATTGCGCCGCCTGCAAGATGCAGGTAATGGTGTGCAGACTGAAGACATTCCGTTTCGCATGTTGCCGTGCTTGGTGGCTGGGTTGGCGTACTACATCGCCATGAAGATCCCGGAAGGTATGGCACGTTTAGATATGTTAAAAGCAGCTTATGAGGAGCAATGGACGTTAGGGTCAGGTGAAGACCGGGAAAAGGCTTCTTTGCGGCTGGCTCCACGGCAGTATTTTTATTAACGGGTGAACTATGGCTGGTCCAAAGTTTGCTTCTGGTAAATGGGCAATATCGGAGTGCGATAGATGCGGGTTTCAGTACAAACTGAAAGAATTGAAGAAAATCGTCATCAAGACGAAGAACATCAATCTACTCGTTTGTCCGACGTGCTGGGAGCCAGATCAGCCGCAGTTGCAGTTAGGTATGTACCCCGTGTACGACCCACAGGCTTTGCGCAACCCACGACCGGATACAACGTACCTTCAGGCAGGTCTTAATGGAACTCAAGTCGAGAACATTAGCCCTCCGGACCCAGATGCAACAGATGCCTTTGGGATGCCATCTGGAGGTAGTAGGATCATCCAGTGGGGGTGGAACCCTGTTGGCGGTGCAATGGATAATGGATTAACGCCCAATAATTTGGTAGCACAGGGCGGTGTAGGGACTGTAACCGTAACAACTACTTAGGAGTAGAACATGGACATGAAAGCAGCACTTAAAGCCCATATGGCTAAAAAAGGAGCCAAGGCTCATCCGGATGCCAACGCCAAGAAATTGGCTAAAGGTGGCAAAACTAATCTGCAGATGAAGCAGCTTGGACGTGGTCTGGCAAAAGTTGCCAACCAGAAAAAGTCTTCCTTCACGTACAAAGCAGGTGGAAGGGGTCGATAATGGACAAGCCTGTTAAGCAAATTCCTATCGTGCCGAATAACAACGGCTACCCCAATAATGTTCCTAACACACAAACTGTTAAAACCCGGGGTACCGGTGCGGCTACAAAAGGCACTAACTCCAGCAAGAAGCTTGGCTAAATGAATTACACCGAACTTGTTGACGCCATAAAAGGCTACGCCGAAAACGACTTCCCCGATACCGTGGGAAGCGGCAGTCTTACGTCTGCAGAACAGATAGCCATATTTGTTCAGAACGCCGAGGAGCGCATATACAACTCGGTGCAGATTCCGGCTATTCGTAAGAACGTAACCGGTACAGCAACTTCCGGCAATAAGTACTTGCAAATCCCTAACGACTGGTTATCTACATTCTCCCTAGCGGTGGTGTGTAACGGCCCAACTACACTGCCTGATGGTCGTGTTTTTGCCTCTGGGGACTATGTGTACTTGCTCAACAAGGACGTAAACTTTATTCGTGAAGCCTTCCCTAGTCAGACGGATACGGGTTTACCCCAGTATTACGCCGTATTTGACTACAACTCGTTCATCCTTGGCCCAATGCCAAACTCCAATTATTCTATGGAGTTGCACTATTTCTACTACCCGCAATCTATTGTGACTGCTGGTACGTCGTGGCTTGGAGATAACTTCGAGTCTGTGCTTTTGTATGGCTCTTTGTTGGAAGCGGCTGCGTTTATGAAGTCTGACAAAGATGTTTTGGATAACTACACCACTCGTTACAACGAGGCCCTACTGCTTCTTAAAATGCTTGGGGATGGTAAAGATCGTCAGGACGCTTATCGTTCTGGTCAGGTACGGGTTCAAGTTAAATGATTCCTGATCTATCCGGCAAAAAAATTGCCATCGTAGCTATGGGTAAATCCCATGCTCAGTTTGTGCTGGCTAAAACCCACTCTCAGCCGATCGATGAGGTCTGGGCAATCAATGCCATGGCCGGTGTGGTGTACCACGACAGGGTGTTTATGATGGACCCGGCAAGCCGGTTCTTGGATTCTGAGGATGCAGGCACCCAGACTGGGATCATGCGTTCTGTATTGGCTAGGCATCCCGGCCCGATCTACACCTGCGAACTAGATGCTCGATGCCCTGGTTTGGTGGAGTTCCCATTAGATGAGGTGATGAACGCCTGCGGAACGGGATACTTCAACAACACCGTGGCCTATGCGATTGGGTACGGGATTGCGGCAAACGTAGAAGAAATGCACCTCTACGGGATTGACTTCTCTTACAAGAAGGTCGTGCACTTTGCTGAGGCTGGTCGGGCTTGTTGTGAGTTTTTGCTGGCTAAGGCCATGGAGAGAGGGATCAAGATTGGCATCGCCCATGAATCTTCTTTGCTAGACAGCAATGAACCAGTACAGTCAAAACTTTATGGCTATCATCGGCTTGCAGACCCCTTGGTTGTTGGGCTAGAAGATGGTAAGTTTGTAACCAAGAAGTTCTCAGAAATTAAAGAACCAGAACCGGCGTATGAATACCATGCACCAGAAGCGGTGAGGACCTAATGTTTGAGATAAAAATGGGGCAGATTCATAGCCCGATCATTAAGACTAGCGACTTTGGCGGCTTACCGCTAGAGGATTTAGCTGAGGTTTGCGTTGACAAGATTGTCGGTGTATCTGATTCTGCGCCCCCAGCTATTCGTGAACAGGCCAAATATTTTCGTCAACAGATTCAGAAGACGATTTTGGAGTATTTAAAACGGGCAGCGCAGTCTGAAAGGGCTACCTGCATTCAAGTTTGTGTTCAGGGCGGGGAAGAAAAAGCCGCCCATTTATTGAGGAGAGGTTAAATGGCCTTCACTGGTAACTACATGCCAACATCTTTCAAGGTGCAAATCCTTCAAGGTGTTCACAATTTTTCGACTGGTTCTGCCCAGACTTTCAAACTGGCTCTGTATAACAAC